CTTTAATAAGATTAAATTTCTCCTTTGATAATGCCGATTGATTTAATTTAGCATGTGCATCACATACTGTTTCTACCAGTCTATCTGCTTTTGTTTCGGAACTATACTTCTCCTTTAACAATATATCATATAGACGTAATTCTTTGTTTAACTCTGTGTTTGGACCAAAGAATTCTCTTACGATGTTTTTAGCGTTTTCAGTCTTATCGCCATTAAGAACTTCTAATGTTATTTGTCTTACTAATAATTCAAATAACACCCCAGTGTTCTTAAACTTGGAATGTTTAATTTTTTTCATTTAATTACCCTATATTTAATCTACCTATAAACTAACACATATAAATATAAACAAATTTTTCTTTATTAAATTTTAGTGTCATCTAATAGGTTTTTTTCATCCAACATATCAGTTTTTTCGCTCAAAATCTTCTTTTTCGCTGAAATTCCGTTGATATATTCTCTTGCTAACTTTTTTGCGTTAGCATTTAAGTTCCTGTCATCTCTCTTTCTCTCCTTATGATTTTCCATATCTCCCAATGGGTCTCTACCATACGGATGCTTATCTTTACCATAAGTATTACCCTCTTTTGGTCTTCCAACTCCTCTATTTAATTCGATTTCAGTTTTTAATTTACCGATTTCTTCTTCTACATTTTGAGGTTGTGGTGGATTTGCTGGGTCTTGTCCTTGCTGTTCAATTGATGTATGTCTGAATCTATCTTTAAGGTCAAGTATTACTTTAGCTCTCTCAATATCAACCTCATCTTGTGATAAACCAAAGATATTATGGTAAGCCCAATCTGATGATAACATATTAAGTGCTTTTGCATCAGATGCTAATCTCACTTTCTCACTCCACAAATTAACCTTTTCTTGCTCATAGATTGTAGAAGCGTTAGTAAGCATTAATTCAAAGTTTGTCATTTCCGAATCTTCGATACCCTGTGCCGCTAAGTGTACAATTGCTATTTTAGTTAATTCACTAACAACTGTTCTTTGAATTCTTTCGATAGTTCTTGCAAAACGAACATCTTCTGCCGCTAACGTAGCTTTACCATTAACGTTCTCATCATAAGATAAGTAAGCCTTTGGTACTCTCAATGCTGCGAATAATTTACCTCTTAAGTATTCAATATCCTCAATAGCTGCATATTCTAAACCTTGTAGGTTTTCAATATTTGTACCACTATCACTACCACGAACAGGTAAGAAAAAATCTTCAGTAAGGTTTTGTATGTTGTATTTTAAGTTGTAATCACCAGTATCTTTATTAACAAATGGAGTTTTCTTCATTTTGTTAATAATCTTTTGCATGTAGTTATCAACTTCTACCGGTGGAATATTACCAATATCAATTTTAAAGATTCTTTTTTCAGGTGCTCTCATAATACGATGGATTAACATCGCATCTTCCATAAGAGATAATTGTTTCCAAATTCTTCTAGCACCCTCTACCATTGATTTACCATATGGTAGGAAGTTTGTATCAGATAACATTCTAAAATGAGCCATTTCATATTGCTCATATTCCTTTTTACCAAATCTATCCAATTCTACTTTATACTTAACATAATTTGCATTGTTAGGGTCAGTACCTTCTAATCTTTCAACATTATAGGTTGAATGTGGCATACAATTTATAACACCCTTACCTTCTGCTATTTCTAATGCTAAGAAAGCATCTCCATATTTTACTAAGTTTCTAACCCAAGGCCATAAATTAAATTCTATGTTCATTATATCATAGAATAAGTTATGTAATAGTTCTCTTACGTTTTCGTTTGTGGATTTAATTTGAAGTACATCACCATATTCATTCTTAGTTGTACTCTCATCCGCATATATATCTAATGCAGATGATATAATTGGGTCACTATCCATAGCATCATAATCTCTAAAAAGTTCTCTACGAACTTGATGATATGCCATTGATTGTGCACCCTGACTTGTTTCATAATAAGACCTTTGTAATTTAGTGTATCTATCTCTAAGATTTACAAAGTTTGTATTATGCTGACGGTCTTCGGTATCTACAACTTTACGTTTACCATCCTTATCAACCGTTACAATTGCATTGGTTGCAAATAGTTTTTTAAGTCTACCAAAGAAACTCCTATCATCTAATTGTTGTTCTTCTGCCATAATTTATTTTACCATTTTCTACAAGACCAATATCTTGCTTTTGTTCTTGGACCAGGGTTTTCACAATTGTGTCTTGCTCTGAAAGATTTTCTTCTTTCTGGATTAGATTTTTTAATTTTTGCTCCCTTTTCTCCAAAGTTTACTTTAATTACTTTTCCAGTATTTGGATTTTTTACATATACTTTAAACTTCTTAACATCACCTTGAGTTGGTTTACCCAACTTCACTTCTCTACCTTGATATTCAGCTTCAAATACACAAGGGCAATTAGCTTCAGTTAGTTCGTTTGAGTAAGATTTAAGATATGCTATAAAATCATCCATATCTTCCTGCTCAACATCCAATTCATCATAATCATCAATCGGATTATCTTGCGGAGCATCCCCCATAGAATATGCTTGGTCTACATATTCATCTTCATTTAGGATATTGGTTAATCTAATCATAGAATTTCTATTTTGACATTATATAACATAAATATCGTAATTTATCAAAACACTACAACCACTGGGTTAAATCCTCCATAGTATCACCAATTTGCATTTTCCAAGGATTATCAGCCATATCATTTCCACCATAGACACCAGAGTGCTGCATGTTTGATGAAATACCTCCCATAGCTCTTTTTGTCAAATCAATACCTTCTTGTCTTAAACGAAGTGCAGTATCCCTTACCCATAATCCAATACAAAATGCCATTACCAAGTCATCATTATAACTTTTCATTGCTTCCGCTCTACCATTGATAAATATAAAAGTAAACAATTCATCTATCAAACGATTTGAACGAACTGTTACTGCTTTCTCTCTAAAGTATTCATCTAATTTAGATACAATAAGTGGTCTAGTTTTAGAAGTAGTAGAGAATCCAGCAACCATCTGTCTTTCATCTGCTCGGTATTTATTTCTCATTTGGTGTTCAATATCCACATATTTTAAATCCTTACTCATATAGAATAAGTTTTTATACTGTCTATCAATTACTTGCTGAATACAAGCCCAACCAATATTTGCGTTCTCTATTACAAGAAGTGCATCGTTATATTGTGTAGATAATTCAACTAAAAAGTTTCCAAAATCTTTTGTATCAACCTTACCTTTATATTCTGCAACCTGTGTACAAGTGTTTATTTCCATAACATGAGCTGCGGAATAATCCGAACCATCTCCTCTTGCTACGTCCGCAATAACCATATAAGAACCACCGGCAGTTGGATATTCCCATCTCCATAAGTTACCATCAAACCCAGTTTTTTCCATTGGGTCTTGGCAAAATGATTCTTTATAAAACATTAACAATTCTGGGTCAATAACTGTATCACCAGACGAAACGAAGTCACAATCGCACTCTTGAGCTGCTTTTTTTGCACCCAATAGTTTTTCTTGCTCATCTCGCCAATCTTGCCCTCTTTCAGGGTGTACCGTCCAATGTAAACGAATTGTGTTAAATGGATTTGTTCCTTCTTCTGCAGATAACCAAGTTTTGTGAAACCAATTACCCACGCCATTTGGAGTAGATAGTGCTATACAACTACCACCGGTTGAAAGTGTAGATTGTGCCGATGTCCAAATTTCATCAATATCTCCAATGAATGCGGCCTCATCAAATATAAGAAGTGATAGAGCTTCAGAACGTCCTGCATCAGGAGATGAAGCAATAGCCTTAATTTGAGAACCATTTTGTAGTTTAAGTGAAAGTTTGTTATCTTCCAAAGAACCACCTTTAAGCCAACTAGGAAGTAACTCATGCATCACTCTTACCTTTGTTACTAAGTTCTTTGCTACATCTTGCTTAGTTGCAATAACCAATACGTTAAAATCACTATTGAATAGCATTTTCCAAAGTGAGTATCCAGCCGATAGTGTTGAAATACCAGTTTGACGTGATTTTAGAACTATATTAAATCGATTTCCTGCAAATTGTGTTAGGGTACTTTCTTGAAATGGAAAAAGGTGAAAAGGTATTTTACCTCTCACCGGATGCTGAATCATACAATACTTTTTCATAAAGTGTATCGGGTCTACCGCACACTTTTTGTATTCTTCGGCTATAATCTCTTTTAGAGATTTCTTTTGTGTTATACCAGTACTCATATTAATCAATAGGTGGTTTAACTACATCGTAACCTTTATCTTTTAATTTTTCCCAAGCATCATTTCTTAGTTTTTTTGCTTGTTCTATTTCTTCTTCAAATCGTGTAATATCTGTGAGGATTTCTGCTTTTAATTCATCCACATTTCTTTCCATACTCCACTTTTCAAGTGTACCATCTTCATTTACAACTTCATATTCTTGCTTTGCATCGTTATATGCCTGTTGGAATTGGGCTATAATATCCTTACCATATGAAATCATATTATTGTATATTTTATAATCTTCGTAAGCACCCCACAATCCATCTATTTTTATTTGTAATTCTTTTTTTGCTAAACAAGTTGCACAATATCCAGTTTTTGATATAAGTTTTTTATCAGCCCTACTTAATTTAATTGTATTACAACCATCCCCCTTACAACTATTCAATGCGGCTAAGTAAGCTCTTGTTTCAGCCATTATATCTCCTAATTCTGAAACTTCTATTTTGCCACCAGAATGCTGCTCCCAAGACTTACCATTTTCATCAGTCCATCTCTCACCAACTTTTCT